GGACGGCTACATGGACGACTACGCCGCAACCGTAACCTCCGACACAATCTGCTTTGCGCTGTTCGATTTCAGCTACTATGTATTCAACGAAATGCTCGCGCTGATGATCAAACGCTTCACCGACGACAAGACCGACAACACCTACATCAAGGCTGTTATGCTCGCCGACGGTAAGGCAATCGACACCCACAGCCTTGTTACCGTTACCAAGAAGGCAACTTAAACCTGAGGTGGCAATATGGCGGTAGAGCTTAACGACGAGTTATTAACTCAGATAAAAACCGCCCTGCGCCTCAGCTCTGAGAATTACGCATTTGACGAGACCTCTATCTTTCCCATGGTTAGCGCCTGCCTCTGCGACATGCAGGGCGCAGGCGTTGACCTGAACAGAACCGAAAACGGGTATCTGATAAGGCAAGCTATTATCTTCTATTGCCGCGCGAATTTTACGCTATCAAATGATGATAAATGGCAAAAGAATTATGAGAAAACCCGCGACGCGCTCGGTTCGCGGACGGCTACGGAGGTGCAGGCGTGAACAGAGATACATTAGTGACGCTGATTAAACGCGGAAAATCCCAGACCGACGTTTACGGCAACGCATATTATCCCGAGGAACGTCGGGAAGTATTTGCGCAGAAAAAGTCAGTCAGACAGACGGAATTTTTTCAGGCGTTCGCGGTAGGCTTCAAGCCCGAAATCGTGCTTGAAATCTACGATTTTGAGTATGAGAATCAGGAGTTTTGCGAGTTGGACGGTGAGCGGTTCAGTATATACCGCAGTTATCCGATAAGAGGGACAGACCGCGTGGAGCTGTATCTGACCGCTATTGTAGGTGATACTAATGCCTTTGCCTAAATCGGTTAAATTCAAAAAAAACGGCGTTGAGTATCTGTCAAACTGTGACCGGATTCAGTACACAATCAAAGAGCTGACGCGGGCGGCTCTGCGCGACACTGGCAAATATGTTTGCCGGGAAACGCGGAAGAAAATCAAACGTAGAACAGGGCGGTTGGCAAAGAACACCCAGTACTGGGTGCGTTCAAAGCAGGAAACGCCCGATTTACAAGTTGGTTTTAAGCCCGGCGGATTTTATGGAATATTTCAGGAAATCGGCACGGAGCGTGAACCTAAAATCGCGGCGCTTGCTACTTCGACAGAGGGCAACGTCGCAACGATTCAAAAAATACAACAACAATATTTATCTGCCGTCGGCTCAGAATCAGCCGAAAGCATGATTGATGAGGGGGAATATAGCGGTGAGTAGTATCAACGACCATAAAAAGGTTTTCTACAATTTGTTATCGCAGTATTGCCCCTCTGTTTATTTCGGCGCATGTCCGCCCGACGCAGGATTTCCTCGCGTTGAGTACGAATTTAAGCAGTTAGCGGTGGATAATGTCCCTTATGACAAATTCATATTGACGCTAAATTGCTATAACAAAACGCAGACGGAAACGATTGACAACTTTGTTGATAACCTGATTTCAGCGATTGATAAATATTGCGTTATCAACAATAACGATTCCTACCAGTTTTTCTATGGTAAAGACAGGCAGATAATTTTAGAGCCTGATAAATCAATTAAAAGAGTAATGCTGACCTTTGAAGTCAGGGTTTATTTAAGGAGTGAATATTAAAAATGGCAAGACGTGTAAAGCCCTACAGCGGCTATAATCAGACCACGCCGGACAAGCTCTTGCTTGACGCAGGCGCGGTATTTATTAACTTCGCGCCCGGCACGGACACCTATGAAAGCGCGAAAGCGGCGGGTAAGTGCCTCGGCGCGACACAGAAGGGCAGCGAGTTTTCCGCTGTCCCCCAGTTCAGACGCATGGAGATCGACGGTGTTCACACCCGAACTATCGGTGATACGCTGATTGACGGCTGGGACGTGTATTTAAAAACTACACTTGTGGAAATGACAAGCGACAACATCAAAAGGGCGCTTGGCGTCGGTAATATCGCAACAGGAACGCCCTCCGGCTATGACAAAATTCAGGGCAGAGATACTATCGAAACAACCGATTACATATCAAACGTTACCTTCGTCGGAAACATTCTCGGCGAAACTGATCCTATTATTATTCAGGTGTTCAACGCATTCAACGAAAGTGGCCTGACTATCACCAACGAGGACAAGAACAACGCTGCTGTTGAGTGCCAGTTCTATGGCTACAACGACGCAACGGTTTACGATAGCGTCACCAATCCGCTCAGACCTCCGTTTGCGATTTACCGCCCAACAATTACGCCTAGCTCTTCTTCGTCATCGTCTCAGGGAGGTAACTAATGCGCAAACTTGGCTTAAAAGACGCGTTCGCGCTTGCGAGGATCATCAAATCCGCGAATATTCGTGACGAAATCGCCGCTTTCGGCCTGGAAGTGCGAGAACTTCAAAAAGCGGAAAAATCAGCAAATGTTGAGGAAATCGGCATTAAATTCCTTATCACGGTTGCCACTGCGATTTCCGACGAAAAAATTGAAAAGCAGTTTTACAAGCTCTATGCCGACGTTAAAGGCGTAGAAGCTGATGAGATCGCTATGTACGATATTTCCACAATCAGGGCGGATATTACAGAGCTTGTGGAAATTAACGACCTAAAGAGTTTTTTCAATTCACTCTCTGCCTTAATGTCCAAACAGTAGGGTTTTTAATCAAATATTGTTGTGGAAACCTTGACGTTTTAAATATGCTCAAGTTTTCCGAAATCAACGAGATAATTAAATTCCTAGTTGAAAAGGAAAACGACGAAACGCTGATAAAGGCCTATCAGGCAAGCTACGCGGCGTTAAATAATATATCGTTTAATGATTTTAAACGGAAGGTAAATGAAAAGATAGGAGCGGCAAAAGCACCCGCTCAGAGCGTCGAGGCTATTCACAAAAAGGTAGAGAACATAATAAATAATAATTCATGGACGGAGGTGTAACGCGTGGCGGTTGAAGTTTTTAAGTTATTCGGTTCAATTTTCGTAAACAATGAGGAAGCAAATAAATCAATATCAAAGACTGATGAAAAGGCGTCAGGCGTTGCCTCAACCCTCGGAAAGGGCGTTGCAACAGCGGCAAAGTGGGGCGCTGCTATAGTCGGCGGCGCAACTGCGGCAGCGGGCGGAATGATGAAAATGGCGCAGTCAACCGCGTCCACCGCTGACAACGTCGATAAAATGTCGCAGAAAATCGGTATTTCGCGGCAAGCGTATCAAGAATTAGACTTTATCTGTTCCCAGTCGGGAACGAGCGTAGACAAACTGCAAAACGGCATGAAAACCCTGCGAAACGCCATGGCAGGCGATAAGAACGCCGAAACGTTCAAGCAATTAGGCGTATCACTGACCGACGCGAGCGGAAAAATGAAAAGCTCCGAGCAGGTAATGTGGGACACAATGAGCGCTCTTCAAGGCGTTACCGACGCCGACCAGAAAGCCGTTATAGCGCAGCAGTTATTCGGAAAATCGGGGCAAGAGCTCATGCCACTCCTTAACGGCTCGGCAGGTTCAATTGACGAAATGAAAGCCAAAGCTCACGAGCTGGGGCTTGTGATGAGCGACGAGATGATAGACAGCGGCGTGGGCTTGACCGATTCGCTTGACCAGATCAAGCGCGCATTCGGCGGCGTGATGAATCAGCTTGGCGGCGCATTCATGCCGGTCGTAAAACAGGTTGCGGACAAGCTCCAAGATTTCTTGCCCTATATTCAACAGGCGATTTCTCAGCTAACCCCGGTACTCACGCGCATGTTTGAAAAAATACTCCCGGTGCTGTTTGAACTCGGAGAAACCCTCTTACCGATACTGTTTGACGCGTTCGAACAATTGTTACCTGTGTTTGAAGAAATCGTGATGGCGGTATTACCGATCATTCTTGATTTGATAACGCAGTTAGCGCCCGTATTTTCTCAGATTATTCAAGAACTCTTGCCGCTGTTCGTTGAGTTTATTCAACAAATAGCGCCTATGGTGATTCAATTCGTACAAGAGGTCTTACCGCTGATCGTGCAGTTGATTCAGCAGCTATTACCGTTTATTGTTCAGATTGTGCAGCAGCTTCTGCCGTTCTTGGTGCAGGTGTTTCAGCAGATCCTCCCGATTGTAACACAAATTATTACAGCGATTTTGCCCGTGATAATTGACCTGCTATCTCAATTACTGCCGCCGTTATTGCAGATTGTGCAGACGATTCTGCCCATTTTCTTAAATCTGTTCAATTCGATAATGCCGATCATACAGAAATTAATGGACATCTTTCTTCCGATCCTCACAAATCTGTTGCAAGGCCTAAGCCCGATTCTTTCTTTACTCGCTGAGCTGTTCGGCGGCGTGTTGGGCGAAGCGATAAAGAATATCACAACATTATTACAGCCTCTCTTTGACATTTTAAATAATATAATTTCATTTATCGAAAACGTGTTTAAGGGTAACTGGGAGGACGCGTGGAACGCGATCGTCGAGGTGTTCAAGGGAATTATCAATCTTATCCCGTCTGCAATTGAGGGCGTTATCAATGGAGCTATCTGGATAATTAATAAAATGATAGACGGTATTAACGCAATTGCCGGTTGGCTGGGCGTTGATATTGATCACATTCCCGATGTTGAACTGCCGCGATTAAGACAGGGTATTGATTTTGTCCCGGCGGATAACTACCCCGTTGCGCTGGACTACGGCGAGGCGGTGCTTACCGCGTCGGAGGCGGAGGAATACCGCAAGTCGAAGCGCGAGAACGGCGCGAAGTCACCGTTCAATTCGCAGGAGGGCGCGGGAACGGATAACAGTAAGACCGTAAATCAGACATTTAATATCAGCGTGACAGTTGAAAAGATAGACAGTGACTATGATGTTGATGATTTTGTCGAGCGCTTGTCCGAACAATTAGCGCTCGAAGTTCAAAGAACGGAGGGCGTATATGCGTAGTTTTTCGTTTAATAATATTTCACTTTCTTCATTTGGAGGGCGACTGCTGCAGCCGCCCTCTCACGCAATCGCCGCACGCAACAAGAGTTTTCAGAAAATCTACGGGCAGAGCGGCGATGAAATCATTGATAATGAATCATACGATAACGTTAAATTCAAACTAAAAATCGGGTTCTTGCCGCTCGTCGCTCAGCAGACCGCGCAGAACCTCGCAAGAGCGGTTATCGATTGGCTTGCGCCGCTGCAAGACGGTTACTACATATACCGCGATACATTCAACCCCGGTTATTTTACGAAAGCGGCGATAACAAATTTTGACGAAATCGTGCAAGAGCTGAGGACATACCTCACGGCGACGATAGAATTTAACCGCGTCCCGTTCTGGTATAAGGATGGCGGCGCAACCGCTATTACGTTCACCAATCAGGCGCTGCTTGTCAATCCCGAAGTCTATACTGCCGAACCGATTATAACGCTGACGGCAGCAACGACGTTAAATAACATTAAGCTGACTATCAACGGCGTTGAAACCGCGTTTAATATTGGATCACTATACGCTAATATCTTTGATTGCGTCACAAAGCAGAATTACAAGATTCAAAACGGCCAAAAAGTGTATTTAAGCACAAATCTGCCGCCTGATTTGAGCCCGGGAGAAAACCTAATTACGATGTCAACATCGCAGGTTACCTGTTCAATTGTGCCGAATTGGAGGCGATTGTAATATGATTCCACTGTTGTATTATTCTACGCTGCCTATATTGGCGCCGGATCGTATGCGATACCTCGGGCGGCTGACAAAATGCGAAAAATGTACTGTCGACTGGCAAATAAATAACAACTATCAGATTTCGGCAACCATCGCGCCTACCGATCCGCTGATTAATGAAATACAAAATCAGCGATTTATTATGGCAAAACCAAACCCGACTGACCCGCCGCAGTATTTTGAAATATATGACACGCAGTTCGACGAAATAGGACGTCTGACGCTAAGCGGACGGCATATTGTTCATTGCGCCTATAACAATCTGATTTTATCAGATATGACAGCGGGTGCGGTAACTGATACGCCCAAAAATCACTGGGACTTTTGCTGTCAATCCTTAAATCTTGCGTTTGACAATTTCTTCTCGTTCAGCTCACAGATAGGGGCAACGGCGCCGATGGAAGTCGGTTACACAAAATCTGACACAATCGGTATTTTCCTTGAACGTATGGCTGAAGCTTTCGGCGGAGAATATCATTACAACAATTTTGAAATATCTTTGCTGCCCAGAAAAGGGACAGAGAAAAACTATGTTTTACGGTGGAATAAAAACATAGGCTCGCCCAAGCTTGACCTGAACGGCGCGACAGTCTACACACATGTTGTGGCGTACGGCGAGTTTACCGCTAAATATAGCGCAGGCGGCGTCAACTACGAATATCCCGTGCAGTTATGTTCAACTCCTGCTGCTATTTCCGGAGCAACAAACACGCTGTACAAAGTTTATATGTATAATGCCTCGGATCAGTTTGAAACGAAGGAAATAAACCCGTTTGAGGGTTCGGGCTACAACGGAATAAAAGCAAGCCTAAATACATTATCCCGCTATTATGCGCGTAATATAGCCGAAAAAAAACTGCAAATTAAAGATAATGTAAATCTAACCGTTAAATTTCAACCTGTTTTGGACGAAATGAGCGCCGTCGAGTTGGGGGATACGGTTGGCGTAAAACTAAAAGGCGGCAGAACGGTAGAAGCGAGAATTACAAAAACAACGTTTGACTGTCTGGCAGAGCGTTGGACATCAATCCAGTTAGGCGACGAAAAAATTTTATTATCAAAATATATAGCAAAAACGAGGTGATTTTATGGGCAGTTTAAAAAAACCGATAGAATACAAATTTGATTTAAACACCAAAAGTCAGCCCAAGACGCTTTGCGTAACGCATACGGACGACAATGATGTTGATGTGATTAAACTTATCATCATGCAGGGTGAAACCGTTGTTGATTTGTCTGAGGCGACAGTTACTGCGCGCATGGTAATGCGCTGGACGCATGAGCTGTTAAACGATAACGTTAGCTGCGAATATGACAGCGAATCGGGCAGCGTCATGATTCCAATTGATAGCGCAACTATTCCCAT